GTTCTTAGAGAGGAGAACATTGTGAAAAGTAAAGAAATCAAAGTAGGCGGTATTTATGCTTACAAGCGTTACAGAAGTTACAGCGGACTTGCTTGGACTCATGCGGTAAAAGTTATTGCGGTGGGTAAAAAGAAGGTCGAAATTAAATTCGTAGACAAAGTTACATTTGAAGAGATTGATGTTTCTAACCCTAGGTACTACGGTGCCAAATCTGAATGGGTTCCTCTTTCTTTCATCAAGGGCGAATACCAAGAGTATGTTGAGCAGATTAAGCAAGAAGAGGCAGAGCGCCAAATCTTGTTTGCTGGATACGCCAAGGAAAGAGCAGAAAGGGAAAAGTTCCAAAAAGAAGTTTACGAACCTGCGTTTGCTGAACTTCTAACACAATTAGAGGCTTTGGTCGAATATGTGAATCCTTACGATTCATTGAACTCCTTGCCTTATGACTTAGTAGTAAAACTATCTGAAATCTTAAAAGAGAAGGCGGTAGCGTAATGGGGTGGGATGTAACTCAGGTCGGTTCTAACATCACAACTCGAGCATTTATCGAGTATTACATCCGTCGGACTTATGACGGAATCTATGAGAGCGTCAAGATTTTTGAGGGCAAGAATGTAGATGGTCAAAAGGCTTTCTATGTAGCCCTAAAGAAACTTGAGGATAACTCAGTCTTTGCGTGTGTGATTTTAACTCAGCGCAAGAATGGTCAGGTATTCACCAAGGTCATAGGCGAATCAGAAGAGCCTTTGTACTACGAGGCTCCTGAATCATTCATCAAGGTATTAACTCCAGCATCAACTTACGGCGGTGCTTGGTGGAGAAATAGATGTTTAGAACAACACTTAGAAAAGGAGAACGCATAAAATGGGGTACACACATTACTGGAAGTTTAACCAACAGCCATCGGCTGAAAAGTTCGCTGAGTTCGTTGAAGGCGTTAAGCAGATAACTGCAACAGCCGATGAAGCAGGAATTCCAATCGGGGATGAAAAGTACGAATCTAACTATGTAAGTTTCAACGGCGTAGCAGATGGAGCGCATGAGAGTTTCTATATTGAACTCCCTGTTGGCGATGAGAGGTACGACGATGGATTCTGTAAGACAGGCGAAAAGCCTTACGACACAGCCGTGACTGCCTCGCTCATCCTTGCTAAGAAAATCTTTGGTGAGGACATTACGATTCGAAGCGATGGCAACTGGACAGATTGGGAAGATGGGCAACTGCTCTATGAATCTGTTTACGACATCCAGCCTGAGAGCGTCTTAGCGTGAGCGACGAGATACTCAATGAACTTGTGGATGAGTTTGGCACGGGGATTCTCTCGTCATCTCATCCACATACGGGTTTAACTCTGAGGCAATGTCAGATTTTGTACAACAAATACGGACTTGAAAAAGGTATTGAGATAGTCAAAAGATGGAAAGAAATCTATGGCAACCAAAATGCGTAATTGGTTTATCTACCGCAAGCGTGGGAAGATTCGATTCTCAAGAGTTAGGACTCTCAATGAGGAGAAGTAACTTTCAATAAATCTGCAACTGTGATTGTGAATCCCTTGGTCGAATACTCAGGGCGGTTCATCTCACGCCTTACTCCGTAAAACGCTACCGCCTTGCTCACTCTTTCGGTAGGTACTGTCAGCACGGAATCCTCAAGGATGAAAGACCAATGACTCGCCTTGGTCGTACTGATACCCGATGCGTACCAGCAAGCAAGGACATCTGACCAGCACTCGGTTTCAATGTAGAGATTGCCTGTTTCTTTCCAGCGTCTATCTCGCTTAACTTCAACTGTTTCAATCGGTGCGGTCAATAGTGAATTAACTATAACCTCGCCTTCTTGCCCGAAGCGTAAATCTAAATCCCAATCAGAGCGACTCATAGTGTTCCCCATTGATTTGACTGCCCAATAGATATTGGCGCGATGCTTTGAATAACTGAACGGTTTTCATAGAGTGCTAAGAGTATTGCTTCAGCACGGTCAGGGGAAGCGACGCCCCGTTTCTTCATGTCAATCTTTGACTCAATAACAACTCGACCCGACGCATCCGATGTATATGTTGGACCTGCCAACTGCGAGAGGACGAACCTATCTACATTCAATCGCACATCCTGTTTACCCTCTTTAGGTTGCAACATCTGTCGAGCGTTCCACCACATCTCGGCTCTTTGATTTTTGAACTTGGCTTGGTCTTTAGGCTTCTCGGCTACATTGACTCCAATGATGTCAGCGGGTAACTGGCGCTCCTTGACCCATCTATCCAACATAGAGACAACGCCCCAACCTAATCCGATGGTATCGACCTTGACTCGAACTCGGTCTCTCAATTCGCGCTCGCTATGTATCTTGACGCAATTCTCAATCTCTCGCATGACCACACCTGCCACATCAACCGCGTTAGCATTTTGCTTACCCGATGAGCGATGGACGATGCTAACTGCATAACCATCTAGTCGAGCAATAACGAATTCATCTCCACCATCTGAAGCAATATCAACTCCAAGTTTAATTATCTTTGATTCAAGTGGCTCTTCGTTCTCTGTTGATAATTCAGCCCAAGCAAAAGGGATGACCTTGCCTGTACTCGACTTAGGGAACTGCGCCATAACACGGGCTTCAACGAATGGAGAATCCTCACCGAACTCAGAGATAACATCATTCACCCAAGTTTGGTCTACGAGGTGTGTCTTAACTTCATGCGCTTCAATGTAATCAGGACATGAGCGACATCTGCCTGTTGGCTCACCTGTAAAGTTTGGTGTGTCATAGGCACCAATCGAAATGATGTTATAGAGCGGACTCGAACAGATACGCTCGAACCAAGTTTGCTCTGTATCTGTTGGCGGGTTACCAAGGACAAGTAGTTTCGTGTTACCGCCTGTCATAAGAGACTCAAGCGCTCCGCCGATTGTGTCGGATAAACCTCCAGCCTCATCAACTACGACCAGCAAGTTAGGTGCGTGAATACCCTGCACCGCTGTTTCATCATGAGCGCTTGGACTAAATCCATAACCAACTACGGTTCCATTTATTTTCCATTGAACTGTATCGGCTTCCCCAGGCAGATTATGTTTAGCATGAACTCTTCGAATATGCGGCCACATAATGTTTCGAACCTGTCGATGTGTAGTCGCTGTTGTAATTGCAACCGCTGTACCTGCGGGATGTGTAGATAACCACCACGCTACTGCTCTCGCGGCTAAGTGAGATTTCCCAGGCGCGTGACAAGCGGGAACTACTGTTCTTTTATTTTGTGTTAATGAAGTGAGAATCTCTTTTTGTTTACTCCATAGAGTTTCGCCTAGCCCTTGCTCAACGAATCCAACTGGGTCGTTCTGCCATCTAGCCCAAGGGTTATCTAACTCAGCATCAAGGATGACCAACAAGGCATGACGCTCTTCAGGTGTAAGCATGGCAAGCAACTCGGCTTGCTTCATGGAATCACTTTCGAGGAACTTATCGAGAAGTCTCTCGGTCATGAGTTAAGCGCTCTTTGTTTTACGGGACTCAAGGACTTTGGCTATCTTCTCTTGAAGTTCTCCCATGGTGACTGTAACTCTTACCTCTGACACGGAATGAGATAAAACTTCTTGCTTATCTATGCGACCAAAATCTTCAGGGACTTGACGCTCTAACCACCAAGCCGATGCTTTCCAATCTCCTTGACTCGCCGCACTTGATACGACTGCCACCTTTTTAGCGATTGCTTCCGCTCGCGCCCGTGTGAGAGACTCCAAAAAATCTAAATATATTTTCTCCTCGGGTTTAGGTTTGGCATCAGGAAGCGTCGCCAATCTATCCCGCTCTACCATTCCACGGCTCATCCAGTTATAGAAAGTGGACTCAGCAATGTTTACCATGGCTACTGCCTTGTTTACTGGCAAGCCAAGCACAATCAGGTTGAGTAACTCCTCGCGTCTAACATCATCAAGGAGAACCGTTGTTCCTTTAGGTCTGCCCTTTGGGTTAGCGGGTTTCTTCTTTACTACTGCCGTTGCCACTAGAACTCCTGCCCTATGTACCAAAATCCTAAGTCGATAGTCCAATGGTGTTTATCAATCGAGAACCCTAAAGCGAATCCGCTAATGCGTCCCCAAGCGAACCAATATCGTCCTATCTTTTTTTCCATGTCTTTATTCTACCTCGGTTGTGCAAGCATCGATAGGCAAAGATAACAACTCAGCAATATCTTTCCAGCCATAAATTGAATTAGCCCATTCGTTTAAGTCCTCTGTATGAACTCGCATTGAGTGTTCGCCGACTCGAATGGTTGTGCGACCCACAGGAATATGCCCAGGCTTGGATTTTCCCCCACCCAAGATTTCGGCAACCTCTTCAGGAGTAAAGCCTGTTCCCCGCAAGCCCGTACTCGTAAGAAGTTTGTTTAACTCCTGTGGGTCGTATGTTGCCAAGTCAGAGGTTCGGTTATCGACAATGAGGATTTTGATTTCCTCTACATCATCGACATCGACCCAATGAACGGCAATCTTTTCCCATCCTAATTGAACTGCGCCTTGAAAAGTATGATTGCCCGAGAGAATGTGCTTGGTTCGCTTATTAACCACGATAGGTCGGTACTGACCCATTACCTCAAGGGACTGAATGATTGTGCCTATATCGCCCTCACGCGGGTTGAGAGGGTGAACTTTAATCTCGTTGATTGTGACTGTCTCTATGTCCTCGGGTGAACTCTCGCTTCGTTCAGGCTGTGTATCAGGCTCAACAGGCTTACGCTCAGGAAAACCAAGTCGCTCTTTGATTGCTTTGATTGCTTTCTGTTTTGTCGGAGCCTCGGCATATAGTTGCTCTTTCCAAGCCTTGTAAGCCTCGAGTTCGACTGTGAACTTCCAAGCGCTAATCTTTACTTCAGGGTCACTAGGTAAAGGCTTAGAATCGGTTATGTTGTCTTTGTCTTTACCGCTTATCAATCTATCTAAAGTCTCAACCTCTGATTGAGTGAAGCCCGTACCCTCGAGTTCAGGTAAAGCGCTCAGCAAGGATTTAAGAAGTGGCTCGTTATATGTAGCCAAGTCAGTCAAGCGGTTATCAGCCAAGACAATCTTGCGAGCGCTCTCTTCATCTACATCCACATAGGTAATCTTGATTTTCTTCCAGCCAAGTTTCTTCGCCGCTTTGTATGTGTGATTACCAGCCAAGATAAAGTTTGAGCCGTACTGAACCACAATCGGTCTGTACTGCCCATGGGCTTTAAGTGATTGAGCAATCGCTTCAATATCACCACGGCGAGGGTTTGTTGGATATGCCTCAAGGGATGAGATAGCAACTGAGGCAACCTGCCCAACTTTTATCTTTGCTTTCATTTAATGTATATCCACGCCTCGAAGTTATAGAACTTCCAAAACATTGTGCCAACTGTGAACCCTGCGTTCTCTGCCAATATCTGATTTCGCATTGATGAGTTCACCTTCATCATAGGTCGAAGGTCGCGCTCTTTGTTAAGTATCTGCTCGGGGCTAAAGGCTTTACGCTTGAAGTCATAGTGAGCGCCGTTGATTACCTGCTCAAGTTCGCCCGATTCTTCTCGTACCTTCTCCGCCCATATAAAAGCCCCACCCTCAACTAGAGATTCATAGATGACGCTCAAGATGTTTGGTCTGTCCTCATAGGGCAAGAACTGAAGTGTGAAGTTTGAGATGATTAAACTTGACTTACCGAATCCATTGAAAGCGCGTAAGTCTTTGCGAACATAGATAGTTTCATCATGGGACTCAGGCAATAAGTTATCGGCTATATCAATTCCGACTTTCTTGCCACGGTGAGGAAGTCGCTCT